GCGGAAATGCACTAAGGCGCATCGAAATATCCGACCAAGAGGTTCATTTGAGTGGTCTAGAACCTTGAGCAGCTAGAGGTTCAAGCGACATTGGTGTGAGTTTTTTGACATCCCTGAGGTCACAAAGAACTGCCGTGCAGAGCCCGACTTCTTCTGGAGTTTCGGACGATCCATTGAATAGTAGGTCATTGCGCTGAACCCTATTTTGTCGCTCGCCTTGCGCGAGTCTCACCTTTGGAAATTCCCCGCCAGTAATGGTTAGATTTTGTATCACATCCAAGAATTCAATGTATGAATCAGTACCTGCTCCGAAATCTTGCTTTGATTTTCCGGCTAGTCCACCGAATGTTCTTCCAAACTGCCCCAGTCGTCTCTCTTGCCAATCTTCTGAGAAGCCGGGGAGGCGGCTGCGCCCAGTAAGGAGGTCGAGGTATCCGGCCAACTGAGTCTCAAGCTTGCTCAGGTCGTTCCTTATTTGCGGCAATGATCGACTATACCGTTCGGTCAGCACCCGCACGCGGGCGGTCAGGGTTTCCGTCCGCGCCTCGACCTCGGCCCCGATGGCGGCGGTGATGTCGGCCAGCCACTTGTCCTGCACCACAAGGGTCTGGATCTCGCCCATCGTCAGGGTGGGGTATTTCTTCAGCACCGCTTCGGTCAGCCGGGCCTCGGCCTCTTTTGCCGCGCGTTTCGCTTCGGCCTCCTCCTCGAACAGCCGGGCCGCCTGTTTCAGCAGGGCCTTTTCGTCCGGCTCCAGGCCCCTGTCCTTCAGCCGCGCCTTCACCCCGCCCGCCGTCAGCTTGGCCCCATCGGCCAGCAGTTCCTCAAACAGCCCACCCTCGGCCCCGTGTTCCTCGGCCATCTCCTCGATCTCGCGCCCCAGTTCCTCGGTCCGGGCAGTGGCCTGATCCAGCGCGGCCTTGAGGTCGGCGAAGAAGCGCGCGGTAATCAGGGCGGGCGGGATCACGTCGGCCACAAGGCGGACCTTGTTCACCGTCAGGTCGCCCTCTTCCAGCCATTTCACCTTGCCGTCGTCGCTGGTTTCCTTGCGCGCCTCGCGCAGATCACGCGCCGCCAGCCAGCCGCCGCCCGCGATGATGAACACATCGTCCTGCATGGTGGCGGCCCAATAGGCCATCAGGCGTTGATAGGCCTCATACTTATCGACCAGGGGGGCGGCATCGAAGCGGGTCAGCATATCCTCGGCAATCGTATGGATCAGGTCGCGCGGGTGGTCGCCCTGTTTGATGCCCACCAGGAGGGGGGTGTTGGCGGTGATCCAGCCGTTGAGGATGGCGGTGACCTGCGCGCGGAAGGCCGCGAAATCCGGGTGGTTGCGGATGGTCGTGCGCACCTGATCGGGGACGACCAGCGGATCGGCGTAGCCCTTGCGCGGGTTCGGCCCGAAGAGCGTGGCGCGCAGCGTGGGCATGACGGCCCAGAACTCGCCCAGCGCGTCAATGTCCCTCTCCGGCACGCCGCCATGCAGGTGGGCGGTGATGTCCTGCAGATCCTCGGGGTCGGAGCCGTCGATGTAGCGGGGAATGTTGAGGTTGAAGTCATTACGGGCGATCTCGTCGAAGGGGACGAGGCGGGAATAGCCGGGGATCGTCTGGGCGCGCGTGAAGGCGTCGATGATCTTGTGGATGTCCCGCTCGCGCAGGCGGTTCTTGTTGCCGTCCTTGATGAAGCCCCTGGAGGCGTCGATCATGAAGACGGGGCGGTTGGCGGTGGCCTCGGACTTGTCGAGCACGATGATCGAGGCGGGGATGCCGGTGCCATAGAATAGGTTTGCGGGCAGGCCGATGACGCCCTTGATGTAGCCCCGTTTCAGGATCTTCTCGCGCAGCTTCGCCTCGGCATTGCCACGGAAGAGGACACCATGCGGCAGGATGACTGCGCCCGAGCCCGTGGCCTTCATCGAGGCGAGGATGTGCAGGAGGAAGGCGAAATCGCCGTTCTTGGCGGGCGGTTCGCCATCGTCGAACCGGCCGTACTTCGTTTCCGAGGTCAGCCCGGCGGCCCAAGCCTTGGCCGAAAAGGGCGGGTTGGCAACAACGAAATCGAAGGTCTGCAGGGTGTGGGCGTCGGCCAGGAAGTGCGGTTCGGCGATGACATCGCCCTGCGCGATCTCGGCTGTGGCGCGGTTGTGCATGATCATATTCATGCGCGCGAGGCCGCGGGTGGCGATGTCCATCTCTTGCCCGAAGATGGTGATGGGCACGCGGGCGGTCTCGGCAGCTTTCAGCAGCAGCGAGCCCGAGCCGCAGGTCGGGTCGTAGACGGTTTGCTTCGGGCTGGTCGCGCGGCTGACGCCCGCCACGGCGGCGACGACGCGCGAGACCTCGGCCGGGGTATAGAACTGCCCCTTGGACTTGCCCGCCTCGGTCGCGAAGTTGCGCATCAGGTATTCGTAGGCGTCGCCGAGGATGTCGTCGCCGTCGGCCCGGTTCTTCGAGAAGTTCAGTTCTTCTCTGCTGAAGATGTTGATAAGCGCGGTCAGCGTGTTGATCATCTTCTGGCCGCGTCCGAACTTCTCTGCGTCGTTGAAGAAGGCCCGGTCGATCACGCCACTGAGGTCGTTCTCTTCGGCGATGCGGGCGATGATCGTGTCCATCCCCTCGCCGATGTTCTTGGACCCGCGCAGGGCCTTCATGTCATCGAAGGATGCGCCTGGCGGCACCTCGATCAACGCGTCGGGCTGGCCCGCGCGGTCGGAGACGTATTTCACAAAGAGGAGGGTGAGGATGTAATCCTTGTAAAGCGAGGCATCCATGCCGCCGCGAAGCTGGTCGCAGCTTTCCCAAAGGGATCGGTATATGTCGCTCTTCTTGATGGCCATTTGATGCCCCTGCCAATTTCTGATGCCCCCTCTTGGCAGCACGGTTTGGATAGGGTGCTCAGGGGATTGCGCTATCTATCCGATGTCTGTCTTGACCATTCAACCGGAAACGGCTCCAGAACCCGCGCAAGTGTCAACTCCGGCCGCTGCCTTCCATCCAGGATCGCCTCAACGATATCTGGCGCCAGAAGGGTCAGGCGCAAGAGGCGAGCCATGTAAGTGAAGGCGATCCCTTCCATCTCAGCCAGTTCGGAAATCGACGCGAACTCGCCCGAGTCCAGCATCCGCTTCCAGCGAAACGCGCGGGCCAGTGCCTTGACGAGTGCGTCATCGGGGCGGCGCGGGGTGGACGCGCCTTCGGGCAACTGCATCTCCTTACGCCCCCCACGCTTCACGAGGCGGAACGGGACATGGATGGTGACAGTATCGGGGACCGGGGTGGCGCGGGTCATGCGGCTGCTCCTATGTCGGCGGTGATTTCGCGCGCCAGCCCGGCCAGTCCGTCCATACGCAGCCGGACGTTCAGGCCTTCCGTGACGATCTCGACCCGCTCGACCAGCAGCGCCACGATGCGCGCCTGCTCGGCCGGGAACAGATCGTCCCACAGCGGGTCGAGCCGAATCAGCGCCGCGCGCGCGTCGGCCTCGGTGATCTCACCGTCCTGCACCCGCGCTGCCTTCCATGTCCCCGCGACGATCTCGGGCTGGCGAAACACAGCGCGCAGTTGGTCGATCACGGCCGCTTCGATCTCGCCCGCTGGCACGCGACCGATGGGGCATGCCCCCGCGCCATGCTTCAGCACCGCCTGGCTGACATAGTAGCGATACAGCCGCCCGCCCTTGCGGGTGTGGGTCGGCGAGAAGGCCGCGCCATCGGGACCGTAGACCAGTCCTTTCAGGAGCGCGGGCGTATCGGCACGGGTCCGCGCGGCGCGCTTGCGGGGACTCTCCTGCAGGATGGTGTGAACGCGGTCCCACGTCTCGCGGTCGATGATGGCGTCATGCTCGCCGGGATAGCTGTCGCCCTTGTGCACCGCCTCGCCGATATAGGCGCGGTTCGACAGCATCCGGTAGATGTACTTCTTGTCGATCCGGTTGCCACGCGGGGTTCGGATACCGCGCTTACCGACTTCGCGGGCCAGTTCCGTGCAGGAGCCGATTTCGAGGAAGCGGGAGAAGATCCAGCGCACATGCGCGGCGGATTCATCGACCACCAGCTTCCGGTTCTCGACGCGGTAGCCGAAGGGCGGCACCCCGCCCATCCACATGCCCTTCTTCCGGCTGGCGGCGACCTTGTCGCGGATGCGTTCAGCTGTGACCTCGCGTTCGAACTGGGCGAAGCTGAGCAGGATGTTCAGCGTCAACCGCCCCATCGACGTGGTCGTATTGAACGACTGGGTGACGGAGACGAACGTCACCCCGTTCCGGTCGAACACCTCAACCAGCTTGGCGAAGTCGGCCAGCGAGCGGCTGAGGCGGTCGATCTTGTAGACGACGACCACGTCGACCAGCCCGTCCTCGATATCCTCCAGCAGCCGCTTCAATCCGGGGCGCTCCAGTGTGCCGCCCGAAATGCCGCCGTCGTCATACTTATCGCGGACCAGCACCCAGCCCTCGGAGCGCTGGCTGGCGATGTACGCCTCGCAGGCCTCGCGCTGGGCGTGGAGGCTGTTGAATTCTTGCTCCAGTCCTTCCTCGGAGGATTTTCGGGTGTAGACGGCGCACCGCAGCTTGCGGACGACCTTCGATTTTTCGGGCGGCTTCGTCATCTCCGCCCCCTGTGGTTCTTGAGCCCGAAGAAGGTCCAGCCGTTCCAGCGGGTGCCGGTGATGGCGCGCGCGATGGCGGACAGCGACTTGTAGGGGCGTCCCTGCCATTCGAAACCGTCGGCGGTGACAGTCACAACGTACTCGACGCCCTGCCATTCTCGCAGCAACCGCGTGCCCGTGATGGGACGGTCGCGATCTGCGCGGACGCCGCGCTTCTTCCTGTCGCCGCCGTCCAGTTCCTCGCCGAGCCGTTCGAGGCGCCGAATCGTCTCGGGTTTGAGCCCGCCATAGGCAAGTTCCTGGATGCGGTAGGCCAAGCGGCTTTCCAGGTAGCGGCGGTTGAACGGCGGCGGCTCGCTGTCGAACAGGTCGCGCCATTGCACCTTCAATTCCGGCGTCGGGGTGGCCTTCAACGCGGCCAGGCGCGCGGGGATTGGTTCATGGGTCGTCATGCATTTCTCCGTTGAGTTGGAGTTGCATGAAGGCTCCGGTCGGCCGGATAGTGTAGGCGAATTTCTCCATGGTCGTCAGAAGGTTGGACCTGATCCCGCTGCCGCAGGCGGACCAGCCCAAGGGCCAGCAGGCCGCACAGCTCTGCGCGCCGTTCAGCGGGGCTCATCTTGTCCGGCGACAGCGGGTTCGGACGTTTCATGCGGCCACCCGTGCGGCAGCCCCGAGGACCGAGCGCTGGATGGCGGCCCGGTTCCACAGGAAGTTCAGGTGACAGTTGGCGGCGTATTTCGACAGACCGAAGTCGTGTCCCTCTGCCTTGTGCCCGGCGCGGGCCAGCAATTCGATCTGCCGAAGGCTTGCCGGATCATTGAGCCAGCGACGGCTCTTGATCGACGCTGTCCCCGTCTCTGTCGTCCGCAGGAAATCATCCGCCGCGGCCAGCGCCTGAACGCGGGTTCCGATGGCCAGCGGCTTGACCGGTTTGCCACGGGGCTGGCCGAGCGCATGCCAGAGCGTGCCGTCGTGGAATACCCCGGCCCAGCCTTCAAATCCGCTTGCCATCAGCGCGCTGCCATCGGCCAGCAAGGGCTCCCAGGCAAAGGGCGAGCGATCCAGCAGGTCGATTTCCGTCATCTCGAAGCTGTCGAGCACTGTCTTGTCGCTGGTCTCGCGCGTGAAGACATGGCCGCAGAAGTCGCAGATGCGCGCCGCCAGGGGCAGTTCGGCCTCGCAACAGGGGCAGAGTTTCCACGGCGCCTGACCCGGTTCGGGGTCGTCCGCGTCAAGGTCGATCTCCTGTTCGAGCGAGCCATGGCGCAAAGCGGCGCCTGCAAAATCCAGAACGACGCAGTCGGTCTTGATGATGCCGGGATAGCGCGCTGGATCGACGCGGCGCAGGCCGCGCCCTACCGCCTGGATGAAGGTCCCCTTGTGCAGCATCGGGCGCAGGATGCCGATGCAGCCCACAGGCTGGCTGTCGAAGCCTTCCGTCAGCACCATGCAGTTGGTGAGGATGCGGGTCTCGCCGCGATCGAAGCGCGCGATGGCGGCGGCCCGCTCCCTGGACGGCATGTCCCCGCTGATCATCTCCGCAGCATGGCCCGCCGCGCAGAAGGCCTCCGCCACGGCCGTGGCGTGATCGACGGTCGCGCAGAAGAAGATCGTCTGCCGATCGGCGGCCTTTTCTTCCCAATGCTCGACGACGGCATCGGTCAGGACGGCGCGGTTCAGAACCCGGTCTGCGGCGCGCATGTCGAAATCGCCCGCCGTCGCATCGAGCCCCGCCAGTTCGTCACCCACCCCGAGATCGATCGTGAAGGTGCGCGGCGGCACCAGCAGCCCTTGCGCAATCAGCGCGCCGATTCGAACCTGGTAGCCCACATTGCTGAAGGTCTTGCGCAGGCTGCGGCCATCGCCCCGGCTCGGCGTGGCCGAGAGACCTAGGAGCTTGAGGTTCGGGTTCAGGCTGCGGGCGTCATCGATGACGGCCTGATAGCTGGTCGATGCCGCCCGGTGGCATTCATCTATCACCAGATGCGAGACGGCCGCCATACGCGCGCGCCGGTTGGCGCGGGCCAGCGTCTGCACGCTGCCAAAGACAATGCGCCCGTCCCAATTGTCCTGCTCGGCCTTCACGACCGAAGTCGAAAGGCCAGTGATCGCGCCGATGGAGGAGCGGTTCTGATCGACCAGCTCATCGGTGTGCTGGAGGACGAGAACGCGGTCCTGGCGGCGATGTTCAAGTTCCTCGCCGATGCAGAAACCGGCGATGGCCGTCTTGCCCGCACCGGTGGGCAGTACGAGAAGCGTGTTGCCGTGGGTGGCGAGCCTGTCACGAGCAGCGGCCACTGCCGCCTTCTGGTAGTCGCGCGGGATCATGTGCCAGCCCTCCCTCAGCGTGCCCAGAACGGGGCGGAGGAATTGCTGGCGGGCGCAGCCTGGCCGTAATTCGGCTCTGCCATGCGCGGGGCGCCCGTGCCGAGGCCGAGGGTCGGCTGCGGCATGCGACCCATGACGCGGGCATAATCGCCATGCGCGGGGCCAATAGCGGCCTTGATCGCATTGCGGCCTGGCTCATCGGGACGATCCTTGTCGCGCTCGATGCCGATGCGGGCAACGAATTCGAGGCCGCTCATCTCCCCAAGGCTGCGGATCATGCGCGCCGAACGCGCTGCATCCGACTGATCCTCCGCCCGGATGCCCCGGGCAGATTCGAGGATGCCGCGGATCAGCGCCCGGCCACGGTTACCATAGGTGTCATCACCGCTGCCCGCGTTTTTGCCGCGGAACCCGATGCGGGTGTAGATCCGCCGCCGCGCAAAAGGCCCCTCCATAATGATGGCCTCGGTGTTGAGATAGAGCGCGGTGCTGGTCTTGCTCTGCGTGAGCCAGCCTTCCGGGCCTGCGCCACCGGGGCGAATGGTGAGGGTCACACGCACCAGCGTGTTCGCCGGGATTAGGTCGAATGCGGCGTCCTGGGTGTCGGCGCCATTGAAGTCCATGTCACTGGCCATGGGTCATGCTCCTTGGGTCGTCGTGGGATTGGGGTTGGCGCCGGCAGGCAGGTCGAAACTCAGCCGCTGATGGCTGTCGGGCCGGGGGCCGCGGATTTTCGTCATGAGGCGTCCGAGATGGGCGGGCTCGATCATCGACAGACGGCCGCTGCGATCCTTGGCGGGCAGGCCGAAATCGTTGATCGTCGTGCAGATGAAGGCTCGGAACGCCTCGCCCTTCTCGGGGCGCAACTCGGTCAGCGTGATGACTTCATCGACGATGCCGGGCAGTTCGAGCCCGGTCTTCGAGCCTTCGATCTGCAAGGAAAAGAAGGGCTTGCCGAAGTCATCGAGCTTCCGATCGAGAAGCCCGACCAGCCAGATATTCTTGGCCGGCGTATGCTGCAGATGCGTGAGCCAGCCGATCATCTCCTGGCCGAGCAAGCCGTAAGTCGCGCGCATGTCGGGTTTGCCGGTGCGATCGGACTGTGCCTGGGGCTGGCCCTTGCACCATTGCAGGCAGATGCGGGAGGCAACCGAGATGCTGTCGACGAAGACGGTGTCGTATTTGTCGAGCTGGCTGGCAGGCCCGTAGGCCGCGCAGACGCGGGCGTAATGAGCCTGACCATAGGACTGGTCATCGCGCATCGCGGGGTTCGGTCCGCCGATCCAGGCGGCGAGATCGCGCGCCAGTTCCCAATCGCGCACCCGCACCTCGTCGCCGGGCCAGCCTTGGACGGCCAGTTCGCCTGCTTCGAGATTGACGAACATCGTGCGCTGCGGATCGAGGGTGAGCAGCTGCGTGGTCTTGCCGATGCCGGAGGTGCCGGTCAGCACGCCCTTGATGCCGCGGGTTTCGCGCAGCCGCTCATCGGCGGTGATGATGCGCAGCGATGCCTTGCTGAAGGGGGCGCTCATTGGCCCGCCTCCAGGTCGCGGACGGCGGCGTGAATGCCGACATCCCGGCCCAGCGCGCCCTGCCGCCGCGCCATGCGCAGCAGCGTCGAGAGCGCATTTGAGACTTCGTAGAGCGCCGATTGCTTGCGGCCGAAATCAACCAGTGCGAACTCGATATCATCGAGCGTCGCCTGTTCGATCGGCACGCTGCGGGCGGCGCGGCCACCAATGGCCGGGACGTTGATTACCTCGGGCAGTGGCTCGAGATTGTAGCGCTGGCGCAAGCGCTTCAGAGGGGAAGAAGAGAACATCACATGCTCCTGTTTGCCGTCGTGGCCTCCAGGGATCGTCGGAAAGACTGCTGCCGGGCCTGACGCCGCCCTGGAGCTCGCGGTCGGAGTGTTTCCCCTTGCGGGGTGTTGCATTCCTCCGAGGGCCCGGCATGAAACTTGGCAGGACCGGCGTGTTCCGGTCCTGTGCTCACCTACCGGCCGGGCGCCGGAACTGTCGGGGTCGCCCCGAGATAAACTTCGAGGCCGCGCGCAACGGCGGCCGAACGCATCGAGACAAGGCGCGCGTAGATTGTGCTGCGGTGGATCCCGAGCGTGGTTGCTGCCTCAGTGGGTGTCTGCTCGACCAGCGTGTCGGCCACCGACCTGCAGGCCGGTGTCAGCGCAGCACGCAGACGCCGCACATCCCGCACTAGGCCAAACCCTTCATCGGCGGGCCGTGGCGCAGGGCCATTCAGACCATCCGCTTCGGCCAGCGTCTCAGACAGCGGCAGCGGCTCACCATCTTCCTGTTGCTGGGCCGGTTCATCAAAACTGACCCAACTGCGCTCAGCCCGCAGGCGTTCGGTGGGGCTCGCCAGGGTGGCGATGCGATTGCCGATGACACGGTCGGCGAAAGTGTCGTAACTGCCACGCGTGAGATCGAAGGCGCCGTCACGCCGCCAGAGATGTTCGCGCAGGTCTTGCGCAATGTCCTCGGCGGTCATGCCGGGCACGGCGCCAGAGCGCGCGAGGCGCGCGGCGCGGACCATAATGTTGCGGGAAACCCGCGAGTGCGGGTCGGTGATGGGGTGCTGGAAACGCTCCATGAAGTTTCGCCTTCGTCCAGGTGGACGGGCACGCGGCCCGAGTGCCTGGGACCGGCGAAATTTCGTTGGAGGGGCCCGAAATCAGGGCAGAACACGCAAAGAAAACCCCACAAAACCGAATGGTTTCATGGGGTTGCTGATGCGAAAAAAATCTGAGGGCTGGTCAGTCGTCGTCGACGAAATTTCGTCGGATCAGCTTGTCCGCCGCTTTCGTTTTGCGGCGGCCGCAAGCCCATCGGCAGATATCTTGAACCTCGACACGTAGCAGCCGCCTTCAATGTCGAATGGCTCGTCGTGCAGGCCGAATGCAGCGTTCAGCTTTTCGACCAGCTTTTGTTTCTGCCGTTGTGCACTGGATGCCCCGATCGCCAACCTTCCGCGCGCATGCGCAAATTGCTCGAGCAAAGTCCATTGCAAGGTTGGCTTGTTGAGTGGGCCTTTCACCATATCGAGGTCGTGGGGAACGATGATGCGGGTTCGCCCAAGTATCGTCGCGGTAAATTGCTGAGCGTTCGAAAGATCGAGCTCGATGTCCTCCCATGTCGTCCCCGTGGGCACGGTGATGGATGGCTTCCTGATCTTCTCAAGGCCAATGATGCCATCGATAAGACCGGCGAAGAGGATCGAGGGCTCGGCACTGATCTGAAACCCCTTCCGCGCCTGCCATAGAAGAATGTCTTCTAGCGCCATGCTCGTCGCCTGTTGTGCCTTGAGACGCTGAACTTCAGCAAGCGTGAGGGACCGCCTTGATGGAACCAGGACGAGTCGCGGACTTGGCGGTGAGTCCGCCACCGAGTCCAGGCCATCGATTAATGGCGAGAACATGGGTTGAGGAAGGTAGAGGAAAACAGGAAATCCGCGCCCGGGGCTGATTTCATATCGGCCAAGAAAGGCCGCACGCGCCAGTCTTGGTTTCTCCGCCTCTCCAATCAAGCTGAGCGCGTTGTGGAGCGCCTTGGCCAGCTTCTGCGGATCAAGCGCCAGGATGTTGACTTCGGCCTCGTCGAGGAAGACGCTATCGCAGATCGGGGACGGGTTGCCACATTCAGCGCGCAGGCGGCCGTCTATCAGCGGCACAACCCGGCGCATGCATCCATCGACGCAGCCCCTGCGACATACCAAGTCCTCAGCCTTCTTGTCGGTCGGCCGCAGCAAGGTGGCCGCTGGCGCCCACTCGTCACCGAGTATTTCGGTCCATTCGCGCTGGCTCCAGGCCGCCCCGTTCAGGTCCTCAATCGCGTTCCAGAACGTCGTCATCCGCATCGCCGCGATCATCCTTGTCCTGTGAAGCATAGAAACCCCGGGCATCAAGCCAGGCCTCGACGGCAGGTGCATCGGTGTCGCGGTCATAGCGGGCGGAGCCCTTGCTCACGCTGACGACGCGTTCCTGACGCGCGCCACGGAACAGGACGCCGAACTTGGCGGCAATGATGTCGCCGTATTTGAACTTGGCGTCTGCCTGATCGCCCAGGGCTGCGAAGAGATCACTCGCGCGCGTGATTTCGGTAATCGGAATGCGACCCCGCAGAACGCGCACCACCTCGCGCAGACGCACGCGATCAATCCCGTCGATGTCGCTTGAGACGAGGCAGTCCGCGCCATCATCACGGATCGGCGCCAGCGTGAAAATCTCGCCCTCGCCAAAGTAGTCCTTGTCGCCAAACAGAACGAGGCCGATCGTCTCGCGATAGAGCGTGCGCGCGCCCTTGGTGTCGGCATTGACGGCCAGCACATCCTGGTCGGCGTCGTAAATCACCACGTCGTGTTTCTGGGGACGATAGAACGCCACCCCGGAAGATCCGTCATCTTCATGCTTGCCCTCGCGAATCATCGGCATGCCGTGCCGGATCAGAAGCCAGACCTTATCCGTGCGCGGAAACGCAAAGACCCGCGCGCCTTTCCCGCGCTGCTTGCTCTCGAACCACGGGTCCATCAGCGTTTCAAGTTGCTTCAGTTGAGCGTCAGGTGTCGCTGGCAATCTGCGCTTCTTGCCCACCTTGCCAACGAAATACATGAAGCTCGATTTCTGGAACGCGAGGGTGCGGACCGCGCGCTCAATCAGGAGATCGGGGTTTGCGTTCCAGATCTGTGTCGCGACGTCGGCCGGCGTCGACTTGCCATTGACGCTGAGCGTGATCCCGGCGTCATTCGCCCGTTCCATCATCTCCTCAAGCGTTTCGTTCGAGGCGACCTCGTCGATGTAATAGAGCCCATTGACCAGATCGGGCGGGATATTGGCGTCATACTGCATCAAGAGCTTCGCCAGATCCTCGTGCGGAAAATCCAGCGCTGGATTTGCAGGCAGCGTGAAGCCACGCCCCGCCAGATAGCTTTGATACGGAGCAAGAAACGCCAGCAGATGATCGTTGGTAATTCGCTTAAGGCCGTCAGGACGGGTGAACACTTTCGGATCGAACGAGGCCATGGACGAATCGGCTCCTTTCTCTTGGGGGACAAAGCAAAGGCTAGGGTCGGCCTGTCCGCTGCGCAAGAAAATGTTCCCTATAAGTTCTTATGTGGAAGATCCTTCCAGCAAGCCGCTCGGTGCGCGGCACAAAGGGCCGCGACGCAGCCGTAAAGCTGCCTGACCAGCTGCATCAGGAATGTTGCCGCGGTGATCCGACAGATCGGAGACCGCGCCGGTAGGTGAGGAAAGCACTGGAGCTTTCCCATGACCGACAGAACGACCCATCCACGCTCGCGTCCCGCGATTGCCGCCCTCCAGACCGGGGAGGCGCAATGATCGATCCGGACCCCCGCGAACAGGCGGCGCTGCGCGCTGCCCTCAAGAACATGGCTGAACTGATGGCCGAGATCGGGTGGACGACCCGGTTTCAGGACCTGAGCGAGCAGCAGGCCCTCGCGCTCGCCACAGCGGCCGTCGATGGCTTTCAGGAGGCGATGCGCGCCAGCGCACCGGCGCCCCGCGACATGGAGGTGCCGTTCTGATGACCGAGGTGCTGGACTTCAATCACCGCGAAAAGCCACCCAGCTTCTGCGACACGGTGAATGCGCGCATCGATGCGGCGCTGGTCGCCGAGAATGCCACACGGCCGCAGCGCGACTATCTGGGTGGCAGCCGCCTAGGCGACATCTGTTCGCGCCGGCTGCAATACGAATACCTGAAAGCCCCGCGCGATCCTGATGGTGGTTTCTCCGGGAAATCGCTGCGCATCTTCGCCCTCGGCCATGTGCTGGAAGATCTCGCGATCGAGTGGCTGCGCAAGGCCGGGTTCGATCTGCGCACGCGCAATCGCCATGGCGAGCAGTTCGGCTTCACCGCGGCCGGTGGACGAGTCCAGGGTCACGCCGATGGCGTGATCGTCGCCGGACCTGACGGCTTTGCCGCCCCGGCGCTTTGGGAATGCAAATCCGCCAATGCGAAGAACTGGCGGGAGATCGCCAAGCATGGCGTGGCCAAAGCAAAGCCCGTCTACGCCGCACAAATCGCGCTCTATCAGGCCTATCTCGGTCTGACCGAGACGCCCGCGCTCTTCACCGCCATCAACAAGGACACCTGCGAGATCTGGCACGAGCTTGTGCCCTTTGATGCAGCGCTCGCCCAGTCCTCCAGCGACAAGGCGGTGGCGATCCTTCGCGCCTGTGATGCGGGCGAGCTGCTGCCGCGCCACACATCCGACCCCGAGCATTTCGAATGCCGCTTTTGCGCGTGGAAAGCGCGGTGCTGGTCATGACGACATGCTCTGACATGCCCCAACCTAACCGCATTCTGCCCGACCGTGCCATGGTCGCACGCTTTGCCGATGTGGTGTTCGGCTATTGCGATGGCCTCGCTCCGATCAGGGCCTTGGCGGAAAAGGGCGCGCCCGATGCGCCATCCCACACGCCTTTCCTCGCAGCGGATGGCGAACTGGCAGCCAAGCTCGCTCTGCAAGCCGATTGGGCAGAGAGCGCAGGCATGGCGCTCTTCGTGGTGCCAGGCACCGTGCTGTCCGCGGCGGATGCCCGGGCCGAAAGCGTGGTGCAAACGCAGGTCGTCCTGGTCGATCTCGACAACGGCGATATTGGCGCAAAGCGGGATCATCTGGTCCAGCACCTCGGCGCCCCCACACTGGAGGTTGCCTCTGGTGGCATCACCGAGGATGGCCAGCCCAAGCGGCACTTGTATTGGCGCCTGAGCGAGCCCGCCGAAGGCGAAGACATCGCCCGCGTCTGTCGCGCACGGTACATGATCGCCTCAAAGGTCGGTGGTGATCCCTCCTTCCGGTCCGCCCACCAGCCGATCCGTGTGGCTGGCTCGGTCCATGCAAAGAACGGCGTGCAGCGGCTGGTCGAGATCGTGGCTGGCAACGAGCGGGATTACGACCTTGGCGAGCTGATCGAGGCGATCATCGCGATGCCGCCGCTCGACGGCGAGAACGGGCTCGACTTCAACATGGCCG